CCTTATAACCTAGTTCAGGTAAATAATGTAGAATCACACTTAGAGATCGCATTAGCAGGTTTTAAGAAGGGAGAAGTAAATGTTTTCACGGAGTATGGAAAACTTTTTGTCGAAGGACAAAAAGAAGATACAGAGTCGGAGAAGACCTTTATCCACAAGGGAGTGGCTAGCAGAAGCTTTAAACGAGCGTGGACTTTATCCGACGACACCGAAGTCAGAGACGTATCATTCGAAGACGGACTCCTCAGAATCATCCTCGGAAAAATAGTCCCAGAGCATCATTCTCGTAAAGACTATCTTTAAATCAATACAATTGAGTAGAAATCAGTAGCAACGATTACAGACTTTTGTATCACTATGATACATAATGACTATATAATTTAGACCTATGGAGGAGACGATGCACTTTACCACCGCCGCCTTAGCATTTGGCACAGTAATGACTCTTTTCTTCGGGGGAACGATCGCCGCCGTTCTGCCCTGATACGTCCTGATAAATAAAACTGAATATCGTCGGCGCAGACGGGGAGGTGACTGGCACAATCCAGTTGACACCTCCCCTTTTTGTTGGTAGAATAATTGGAGAAAAATCTTGTAAATGTCGGTACAACTTGCGCTATTAAAATCTGGTGAGACAATCATTGCAGATGTTAAAGAACTTATTTCTGATGATAAGATTTGTGGGTACTTGTTTAAAAATCCCCATAAACTTAGTCTTACGGAATCTGTATATCTTACAGAACAAGCAGAAGATGATTCTATTGGGGTGACTTTTACTCCTTGGATTATGTTTACAAATGACACTGAGATTCCAGTTAGACCAGATTGGTTGGTTACTGTTGTGGAACCTGCTGGCGAAATTAAAAAATTGTATGAGGAAAAAGTAAATGGAACAAATAGTGAAGTGTCTTTTACTGAAGAATGACACAGTGTTGATCACTGAAATTGTAGAAGTCGGTGCTGATATTGGAGAACCAGACTGTAAACTTACTAAACCTTTTCGGATGGTAAAGGCTACAAGTGATTCTTATGTATTGGAACCTTGGATTGACTTTTCTCCACAAACTGATTACATGATTAGTTCCGAGAGTATCCTTACTCTTGTAGACCCAACACCTGATTTGCTTTCCAAATATTTTGAGATGATTGCCTGATGCGCTTTTATACAAACGTCCAAATGGTCGGGGACAACTTCCTAGTCCGTGGTTATGAGAATGGTCGCCATTTCATGACTAAGGAGAAGTTCTACCCGACTCTTTTTGTCCCTTCTAAAAGAGAAACCAAATATAAAACTCTGACTGGTGAACCTGTTGAACCAGTGAAACCAGGAACGGTGAGAGAATGTCGTGAGTTTATCAAGAAGTATGAGGGCGTAGATAACTTTAAGATCTATGGAAACACTGGATACATCTACCAATACATTTCTAAAATGTATCCAGAGGAAGAGATTAAGTTTGACACCAACAAGATCAAAATCTCTACTATTGACATTGAGGTTGCATCCGAGAATGGATTCCCTGATGTAGAATCTGCCGCAGAGGAAGTCCTTCTCATTACCATTCAAGATTATTCGACAAAGCAGATTCGCACCTGGGGGCGTGGTCCCTTTAAGAATAAGCAGGAGAATGTCATCTACAAAGGTTTCAGAACCGAGTATGAACTTCTGAGTTCCTTCATTAACTGGTGGATGGAAGAACAAAACATCCCAGAGGTTGTGACTGGATGGAATAGTGAACTATATGATATGCCGTATCTTGTGCGGCGTATTGAGAGGATCCTTGGTGAGAAGTTGATGAAACGACTTTCTCCTTGGGGTCTTGTGACTGAACGTGAAATCTTTATTGCTGGTCGCAAACACATTGCGTATGATGTTGGTGGTATTACTCAACTTGATTATCTTAACCTTTATAAAAAGTTTACATATAAAGCACAAGAGTCCTATCGTCTAGACTACATAGCTAGTGTGGAACTTGGACAGAAGAAACTAGACCACTCTGAGTTTGATACCTTTAAAGACTTCTATACTAATGGTTGGCAAAAGTTTGTAGAATATAACATCATTGACGTGGAACTTGTTGACCGAATGGAAGACAAGATGAAACTCATTGAGTTGGCAGTCACGATGGCATATGACGCAAAAGCAAACTATGCCGATGTATCCTCCCAAGTTAGGATGTGGGATACAATCATCTTCAATTATTTGAAGAAAAGAAACATAGTCATTCCTCCCAAAGAACGTTCAGACAAGGACTCAAAATATGCAGGAGCATACGTCAAGGAACCGATTCCTGGAAAGTATGATTGGGTTGTGTCTTTTGACCTCAACTCTCTTTATCCTCATCTCATTATGCAGTACAACATCTCACCAGAGACCCTCCGTGAGGAAAGACATCCCAGCGCAACTGTTGAGAAAATCCTGAATGAGGACCTGACATTTGAGATGTATAAGGACAATGCGGTATGTGCCAATGGTGCCATGTACCGAAAAGATGTCCGTGGTTTCCTCCCAGAACTGATGGAGAAGATCTATAAGGATCGCACCATCTACAAAAAGAAGATGCTTGCTGCTAAACAAGATTATGAAAAGACTCCTACCAAAGCACTTGAAAAAGAGATTGCCAGATGTAACAACATTCAGATGGCTAGGAAGATCCAACTCAATAGTGCTTATGGTGCTATTGGTAATCAATACTTTCGTTATTACAAACTTGCAAACGCAGAAGCCATCACATTATCTGGACAAGTCTCCATCCGTTGGATTGAGAACCGAATGAATGGATATCTAAATAAGATTTTGCAAACAGAAGGCGAAGATTATGTCATCGCATCTGACACTGACTCAATCTATCTTAATATGGGACCTCTTGTTGATAAATTTCTTAGTAATAAGTCTGACGATAAAACAAAGGTTGTTGCTCTACTTGATAAGATCTGTCAAGACAAGTTGGAACCATTCATCGAACAATCTTATCAGAACCTTGCGGATTACGTTTCGGCATATGAACAAAAAATGATTATGAAGCGTGAGAATATTGCAGAACGTGGCATTTGGACTGCGAAGAAGCGATATATTCTCAACGTGTGGAACAGTGAGGGTGTTCAATACTCAGAACCCAAACTGAAAATGATGGGAATTGAAGCAGTCAAGTCTTCTACTCCTGCACCTTGTCGCAAGATGATTAAAGATGGTCTCAAACTAATGATGAACGGGACTGAGGATGATGTGATTGAATTTATTGATAAATGTCGTAAGGAATTCAAAGAACTTCCACCAGAAGAGATTGCGTTCCCACGCTCTGTATCTGACGTTGTGAAGTACAGATCTAATGCTGACATTTACATCAAAGGAACTCCTATTCATTGTCGTGGAGCACTTCTCTTCAATCACTATATCAAGGAGAAGAAACTGACCAATAAATATTCACTTATCAATAATGGGGAAAAAATTAAGTTTCTCTATCTGAAAAAACCGAATATCATTCAGGAGAATGTAATCTCTTTCATTCAAGACTTCCCAACAGAACTCGGTCTTGACAAGTACATTGACTATGACTTACAATTTGAAAAGAGTTTTGTAGAACCACTCAAGTCTATTTTGGATGCGATTGGGTGGAATGTTGAGAAAACTGTAAACCTTGAACTGTTTTTTGGATAATGAAACTCTTTAAAAGATGTTTTATGCATTGGAGAGAATTGATGTTGTATGATGGAACAGATCTAGAATTTGACCTCGAAGATTATGAAAATGTCTTTTGGGACTATCTAAATTATTCTTATATTAGACCAGAGTGGAGAAAGTAATGGATTTTTTAAAGGATATTGTAAAAGAGATTGGTGACGACTACACCAAACTCGCGGCGGACATTGACGAGACCGAAACATATGTGGATACAGGTTCGTACATTTTTAATGCACTGGTTTCAGGTAGCCTATTTGGTGGTGTATCTGGCAATAAGATTACTGCTATTGCTGGAGAGTCTTCTACTGGAAAGACTTTCTTCTCTCTCGCTGTGGTTAAGAATTTTCTTGATTCTAACCCCGATGGTTATTGTCTCTACTTTGATACTGAGGCTGCTGTCAACAAATCACTACTTGATTCTAGGGGAATTGACCTAAACCGTCTTGTAGTCGTGAACGTAGTTACTGTTGAGGAGTTCCGTAGCAAGGCACTCAAAGCAGTAGACCTATACCTAAAAAAACCTGTAGATGAGCGCAAACCCTGCATGTTTGTGCTAGACTCCTTAGGTATGCTTTCCACTGAGAAAGAGATTACCGACGCACTCAACGACAAGCAAGTTCGGGACATGACCAAATCCCAACTGATCAAAGGTGCGTTCCGTATGCTCACTCTCAAGTTGGGTCAGGCAAACATTCCCATGATTGTTACTAACCACACCTACGATGTCATTGGCGCTTATGTTCCTACAAAGGAGATGGGAGGCGGTTCTGGTCTTAAGTATGCTGCTTCTACTATCATCCATCTCTCAAAGAAGAAGGAGAAAGATGGAACAGAAATCATCGGAAATCTTATCAAGGCAAAGACTGCTAAGTCACGTTTAAGCAAGGAGAACCAAGATGTTACGATACGTCTTTATTACGACGAGCGTGGTCTTGATCGTTATTATGGTCTTCTTGAACTCGGTGAGATCGGTGGACTTTGGAAGAATGTCGCAGGTCGGTATGAAATGGACGGAAAAAAAGTCTATGCTAAGGCAATTCTCAAAGACCCCGAAACCTATTTCACTCCAGAAGTAATGGAGAAACTGGATTCTATTGCAAAAGAAGAATTCAGTTATGGTTGATCTTGGTGATCTTATTCACGTTTATGATGGTGTGTTGGATGAAAAGACATGTGATTTTCTAATAAAAGTTTTTGATGAAGAATCAGAACATCATGAAGTAATTGAGAATGAGGGTAGACCAAATTTTACTCAATTCAATCTTACAGAGAACTGTAATTTTACCGATGAACTCAAAAAGGTTCACAATAGTGTAACCAAAAAAGTTCAGAAGTATCAAAAGGAATACTACAAGTTCGTGGATGCCAGAGTGTTTCCTTCTTCATATGCATTTGAACAATTCAGAATAAAGAGGTATAATACTGGTGGTGAGGATAGGTTTGATACACATGTCGATGTAGCAGACTATTCCTCCGCCAGAAGGTTTCTCTCTTTTATGTTTTATCTGAATGATGTTTCGGAAGGTGGAGAGACAGTTTTTAGAGATAAAAAGATTACTCCAAAGAAAGGATCTCTTTTAGTATTTCCTCCTTTGTGGATGTATCCTCATCGTGGAAATCCTCCTATCAGTAATCCAAAGTATATTATGAGCACTTATTTACATTATAAGTAATGGAAAGAATCGAAACTACAATTCTCAGAAACTTAATACACAGTGAGGATTATTCCCGCAAGGTCATTCCTTTTATTGAACCAACATATTTTGAACAGAGAACTGAGAAGGTAATCTTTGAGGAGATTGCTAAGTTTATTGTTAAGTATGGTTCTGCCATTACAACAGAAGCTCTAAATATTGAGGTTGAGAATAGGACTGATCTAAACGAGGGTGAAATTAAAGAGACAAGAGATATTTGTAACTCATTTACAGACTCTCCAGTAGATCATCAATGGTTGCTAGACACCACTGAAAAGTGGTGTCGTGATCGTGCGATTTATCTTGCCTTGATGGAATCAATCCACATTGCAGATGGTAATGATGAAAAGAAGAATCGGGATGCTATTCCCAGTATTCTTTCTGACGCACTGGCAGTTTCTTTTGACAACAATATTGGTCACGACTACTTACAAAACTACGAAGAAAGATATGAGTTCTATCACAAGAAGGAAGACAAGATTCCGTTTGATCTCGAATACTTTAACAAAGTCACGAAAGGTGGCTTACCTAACAAGACTCTTAACATCGCGCTTGCTGGTACAGGTGTCGGCAAGTCTCTATTCATGTGCCACGTCGCTAGCTCCGTGCTGCTCCAAGGACGGAACGTTCTCTACATTACAATGGAGATGGCAGAAGAGAAAATTGCTGAGCGAATTGACGCAAATCTCCTG